TATTAAGCCATACGTTGGGCAGCAGCAACCCCTGCAAGGGGGTGAGATAACTAAGTACCTAAAAACGCGATAAGTCGGTTCAAGGGAATTTTACTGAAGCTTTACAAAAACCCGACAGGAAGGTTGAGTAAAATCTGATTTCATTTTTTAGTCGTTAACGACTAACCACACTCCTCACATTTTACCGCGTAGGAAAAACCGATCGGATGTCCACAGTGAGGGCAGCCGGTGAGCATCACAGAACCACAAGCACAACAAAATTTAGGAGCCTCCTCCGACCATTCCTGGCGATGATTACACATTACATTAGGACAAATAGCCCACAGTTTTTGTTTTTCCGGCATATAAACCCCCTTATCTTCCAAATTAATCAAGCGACTGTGAAGAGATTGCAATCCAGCCTGTAAAAAATAAATAACATCTTTTAAATTATATTTTTCATTATCAATTATTTTTTCAAGTGATTCGAGTAAATCTATAAAATTTTTCTGTTCTTCTTCTTTCATGATCCTCACTTAATAATAAGTATTTATTTAAAAGAAGCCACTTCCCATTTTAAGGTTTCATGTCTACGGTGTAGACATTGAAATAAATCAAAATCAAAAAAGGCTCTTCTGATCCACCACTGCAACCTCTTTTTTAGCCTGCTTAAACGTCAAACCACCACGAGTTAGATCCGGATAACGCGCCTGTTCAGTGCCGGAAAGAAGCCCCTCGATAGTTAATATCTGGACTTTAGGAAAATTTGAGCCGAAGGGAGATTCATAAAAACCGGCCCCCGCCGCCTCAACCAGCATCGGCTTTGTGGGCTTTACAAGGGTAACAAAAAGACCGATTGAAGCCTTTTCACGGTCCACGACGTGGCACAAATCACGGACCATAACCACGTTAATATTATCCCCGCCTTTAACAGAGACTATGACCTTTTTAGCTGGTCCTTTATCGTCCTGGAAGAATATCAAGCCGTCGATCCCGCTGTCGGCCCCCTTCTTTTTCCCTTGGTAGGGCTGTGCGTTGACCAGCGAGCAGGCCCACCACTGGTATTGATACTTATCCCTGGTGGCCAGGTCGCGCGCGCCGTCGAAATCCTTCGGCGTACCGTGTACATCAAATTTTATACCAGGGAAGGCGTCGTGCAGGCGTTTTTCTATAAGAGAAATTGCGAGGTGTGTGATGTCTATGCCTATCCACTGGCGGTTTAGCTTCTGCGCAGCGTGTACGGCAGTGCCGCAGCCACAGAACGGGTCAAGGACGATATCACCTTCATTTGATGAAGATTCAATAATGCGTTCGAGAAGGGCGAGGGGTTTTTGTGTGGGATAACCTAACCGTTCTTTTGAGGATGACGATATAATTGGAATTTGCCAAACATCTGAAATAGCTTTTCCCTCTTTAATTATGTCATTAATCTTTTTAAGTTTATTTTTACTATTACCTTTACCACCAGGCATCCAAATCCATTCTTCTCCTGTTTCATCTACATGAATTTGTTGCTTCCTTGTTGATATAATATCTTCTTTTGTCCACTCAGTTTTTGGCATTTTAAAGAAACCATCAGGACTTTTGGCATAAAATAATATAACATCATGCTTTCTATTAAAGAAGCTTGGGAGGTCCATTAACCTGAAAGAATAGTCCCATATTATTTCATTTCTGAACTCTTTTTTCCCGAACACTCCGTCCAGCACGATCTTTAAGTAATGGCTCGCTGTTGGGTCGCAGTGCAGGTAAAGGCTTCCAGTGGGCTTTAAGACGCGTTGCAGCTCCAGCAGGCGGTTGGCCATCATGGTCAGGTAGGCCATCATATCGTTATCGCCGAGGAAGCTCCGGAGAGCCTCCATCATATTTGCTACGTCGGTATTACGCTGGTGCAGGATTTCAGAGAACTCGCGCTCGGCCTGCTCGCCCCAGTGCCAGCTATCCTCAAAGGCCGTTATTTGCGCGTCTGAGTCGTGGCCCTTTGGGGATTTAAAAAGCAGGTTGTAGTCGCGCTTTGAATTAAAGGGCGGGTCCAGGTAGACAAGGTCCACCGATTCATCCTTGATGGACTCGCGGAGGACCTCTAAGTTATCGCCGAAATAAAGTGAATTCATCCTTTTACATGAACCGCCCAACTAAAAAGACCGCAAAACCCACAGCCATCAACATGGCACCGAGAGCGCCGGATGCAAGACACACGCCCATGCCGCCTATAATAATAAAGAACCCCGCAGCCTCATATTTGCCGCCCCTGCGTGTTATCTCTACAGTGCCCATATTCCCTCCCAAGCCCGCCATCCTATAATTTTTCATAGGACGTAATATAATAGACCCTTGCCCGGCATTTATCATTAAAAGTACCACTGAAAAGAGCCCCGGTTTTATAAGTCACCCTGAAACCATCAGGGAGGACGGGAACAAACATGTTTGAGGACTTGTCGTCATCCCAATTGAAGGCAAACTTATCATCCCTTTCATACACAAGGACATAGACCTTAAAAACATCGTGGCCGGTGTGGTTTTCGACGGTTATTTTTTGCGGGTTTGCCTCGTCGCGCCTTACAATGAAACCGTCTGTTTCACTGATATTGCCGACATTAAGGTCAAGCGCGGAAGCCTGGACTACGAATAAAAAAACAAAACCGATAACTAAGAAAAAACGCACAACCATACCTCCTTTTACATCTCCTGGCTGACGCCAACCACGCGCCCCTGGACCACTATGTCTTCCGGCTTCACGACGATCTCCGGCGAGGCCGGGTTATCCGAGCGCAGGATGATCACACCAGCCCCTCTATAAAGACGCTTCAAAACAATGCCATTGTCCTTGATATAAACGACGTAGACCCTGCCGTCAACAATGTCGTGGTCCTCCCGGTCGATAAGGGCTTCCGCGCCGTTTTTCATTGTCGGCTCCATGCTCTCCCCGGCGATGATCAGGGACGTCAAGCCGGGCCTGAATTTTGAGCGGGAGATCGGTATGTAAGCAATAGGCTCGCCCTCGAAAAGTTCTTTCGGAGTCCCGGCTCCCGCGAGGGTATAAACAGGAATATTCACAATGTCGCTGCCGTATGCGGCGCGTTCTTCCTCTGTACCGCCAGCGCCGCCTTTAAATACCCAGTCTACATCAACACCTTCTTTATCGCAAAATGAGATTATAAGCTCATACGGAATACTTTTCCTCGCGCGCCAGCCGGAAACTGTATTAGGTTTAACCCCCAGCAATTCGGCTAAGTCGGTATCAGTCTTGATTTTCTTGGCGTTTTTAAGGCGCTCAAGGATATTGTCTATGTTTGCCATAAAAAAACTCTCAAATATAGATTATTATCTTGACATCATCTCAAACTGAGATTATATTTATCTCAATTCAGCTTACAAGGAAGTTTGAAACTTACAAAAAAAAGGGCTTAGCGATGGAACCCATAGATATCAACTACCAGCTACATAAACACAAGTCGAGCCAGGCCGCCATAGCCAAGAAGCTCAAAGTGAAGCGCCAGACCGTGAACGGCGTAGTGCACGGGAAGATTGTATCCAGGCGCATCAGGAAATACATAGCGAAGGTCATCGGCCTGAAGATAAACGATCTCTGGCCTAATGCCGCCTGAGCTATACGGAATATATCAAAACGAGAGTGGTTTGTAAATGTCTAAATCAAATAAGAAAATAGACACAACCGGGCAGCTTTCAATCTTCGACCTCATAGAGAGGGCGGAGTCCGCAAGGCGGGACGCGGAGCCGGAGTCGATGGCCGGGAAGTTCGACCTGGATAAACGCTTCCGGGCTTTGATTTCAGAGGCTTTGAAGACAAGCAAGTACTCCCGCTATCAGGTTGCGGCCCGGATGTCCGAATACCTGGCTAAGACCGTCTCTAAGGAAACCCTCGACACCTGGACAGCCGAATCAAAAGAGAACCACCGCTTCCCCTTGTCTTATCTGCCTGCCTTCCGCTGGGCCTGTGAGGATACGCGCCTTATGCGGGAGCTGGCAGACCAGTGCGGCGGCCACTATATCGAGAGCGAGGACGCCCTGCTGATGGAGTTGGGCAAGATCGCGGACATGAAGAAAGAGCTTGCGAACAGGGAGAAGGCAATAAATGCCTTCCTGACAACATCGAAAAGGAGGTGATGGATTGGAAGAGAAAGATCAGGTAATCGAAGTCCTGGACAAAGCGATCACGATCCTCGAAGGGCTTGCCGGGCGCGAGTATGAGCCTATGACGCTCGCGGAGCTGACGGAGAAGTCCGGCCTGGACAAGACGGGCATCTACAGGATCCTCAAGACGCTGGAAGTGCGGGGCTGGACAGAGCAGGTCGAGAAAAGTTGGAGGCTGACGACCCGGTACATAAGGTTTGCCGAGGACTACCGCCTGGGCCGGGATAATTACTTCCGGAAGCTTGACGAGCGGGACCATAACTACCTTGGGAGAGTTTAAATGGAGACGTTCATGAAGGCGTCAATGGTTTTTATCATCGAGATCAAAGGCTGGAGGTTCAAGGCGTCAGGCCGGGACCTGGACAAGATACGGGCACGGGATATTGATTTTTACTTTGTAGCTTAATGGTTTTGAAGGGAGGAAACGCATGTCGGAAAAGAAAAAGGATAAGGTTTTAACGCCTGAAAGGGAAAAGGAACTTGAGGCAAATGCGAGGGAGCGTGAGGAGGCGCTTAAACCGTTTACTGACAACCTGCCATATGACAGAGACCGTGTCGTCAATGAGACAAAATTCTATGTGAATCAGTCCGCGCTCGGGATTATGGAAGCCGGTAGAAGGCTGATACTCCTTAAGGCACAGGAAGGCCACGGCGGTTTTGGCAAAGCTCTTGAGGAGATTAACCTTCCGGAGCGCACGGCCCGCCGCTTCATGGTGACGGCCAGCAAGTTCGCGGGCAAAACGGCCACATTGGCCGATTTGGGAAAATCGAAGCTCTACGCCCTCCTGGACGTGCCCGACGACGAACTTGAGGAATTCGAGAAAACCGGCCTGCTTTACGGGGCCGACCGTGACGAGATAGACGCCTGGGGTGTCAAGGAGCTTAAAGACCATATCCGCAAACAGAATAAGCAGTTTGAGAAGGGCAAAAAGCAGCTCGAAGAGAAGGATAAAAAGATAAAGGCCCTTGAGGACATTCTCCGCCCTAAGCTCTACACCGACACCGACGAAGAGGTAATGGACACCCTGAAGAGCGCCCACCTCGAATTCCTGAAGGGCTTTTCCGAATACTCCCGCGCGCTGGCGAAGATAGACGGCGCTTCCGGCCTCATACAGATGGAAGCCCTGACGCTCATCACCTGGCTGCGGAACTCCATAGTGGCCGAAAAGGACGCGCTGTTTGACGCCTGCCCGGACGTGGACTTTGACGCCGAAGAGGCCGAAGGCGACTGGCGCGAGCGCATTGGCGGGACGGGCTTAAACGTTGTGGATGCAATAAAAAACCAGCAATCAAAGCGTTCGGGGAGGGCCTAAGGGATGGTCCCTCGCCATATCCTCAACGAGGTAACTGACAGGCTTGCGCCCCTTCCGCAAGGGCGCGAACTGCGGGAGGCGGTTGAAGGGCTTGCAAAGAAACACCTGGTCGGCGTCGCCACTGTCTACAGGTGGGCCAACCAGGCCGGGCTTCGCTGGCGCAAGGAACGCGCCGGTAAGGGCAACGGGAAGGTGAACAAAGACAACGCGCTGATGGTGGGCGCACTTCTACAGGTGACGCGGCGGCTGACGAACTCGGTATCGCTCCCCGCCTGCGACGCCGTGGAGATCCTCCAAGACTCCGGCTTCCTGACCAAGGACGTATCTACATCCACCTGCCTGCGGGCGCTCCGGGAACATGAGGCATCCGCCCGGCATATAGTAAGGCCCACTCCCTACAGGGACCTTTATGCGGAGCATCCAAACCACGTCCACGGCTTCGACGTAACCAACTGCCTGCAATGGGACTTCGGCGAGAAAAAAGGCATGACGAGCCGCGACACCGAGATGCTGCTTTATTCAAACAAGGTCGTTAAGGAGGCCAAGAAGATCAGGCGGGAGCTGCTCCGGTACGTCCTGGTCGACAAGGCCAGCGGGTCCTTCTACTTCCGCTATTACTATGCAGCGGGCGAGAAGGCGGCGGACGGTATGGACTTCCTATATCACGCCTGGCGTCCGAAGGAAAACGAGCAGTACCGCTTCCACGGCGTACCGAAGATGCTCTACTGCGACAGGGGCTCCATCGTACACGCCCACGCGGTGAAGAACATGCTGGGCTCGCTTAAGGTCCAGCTTGAGACGCACATGCCCGGCAACCCCCGCGCCAAGGGCCTTGTCGAGGGTATGATGCACTACATCAACCGCTTCGAGGCGATGCTGAAGACCCAGCGCCCGAAGGACCTCGAAGAACTGAACGCATGGGCGCTCGACTGGGCCGTGGGGATAAACGCCATCAAGGACTTCCGGAAGACCGGGGCCTCAAGGAGCGCGCTGTTCAACTACATCACGACTGAGCAGCTCCGCCTCTGCCCGGACTGGGAGACGCTTTCCACCTGTATCAGGACGGCGAAGA